ATAGTCCCATAACTATGGTATAATTTTGGAGAGGTGACCTAATGGCAACAGAATCAATTGGCGAGTTAATCCCAACAGCAATTCCAGGGTATGCTGATGCAGCAGATATCCAAGCAGCACTACGTGCTTATCACTATGGATCATATTCCTATAGCCCTGCAAATACATCGCCATCCAATTTAGTTTCGCCTTCAATGGCAAAAACAATTTATGATATTCAAACAGATATTACTGCTCTAGAAAATCGTCCATCATCAGGTGGAGATGTTGCTAATACCGCACCAGTTCCAGGAGACTTTACTCCTTCAGGAATTCCAAATGGATATATTTGGGTAGATCAAGACGGAACAATTGGTGGTCAGCCAACTTCTGCAACTTCAGTATTTACAAATTCTGTTCCAACATCAGATCTTTCAACTGGCGTAATTTGGGTAGATAAAGATGCAACTGAAATTGTTTCAAATCCATATATTCCAACATCTGCTATTACAGCAAAAGGTGATTTAATTGTTGGAACTGCAAATGATGCTGCATCTGTTCTTAATGTTGCAGCAACTAACGGATATGTTTTAAATGTAAGTTCATCTACTACATCTGGACTTGCCTGGGTAGACTCAGCAACAAGTGCACAAACACTCACAAACAAATCAATTGCTCTTGGTTCTAATACAGTAACTGGTACAATTGCAGAGTTTAACACTGCAGTGACCGATGCAGATTTTGCAACACAGGCAGGCAGTGAAACACTTACTAATAAAACTCTAACATCTCCAAGCATAACAGCACCAGTTATTACTGGAACCGCTTCAATTTGGCAGATAATGGAAAATGCAACGGTATCTGCAACAGCAGCAACTGGCACAGTAAACTATGATCTTCTAACAAATGGTGCAGTTACATATTACACATCAAATGCAAGCGGCAACTGGACATTAAATATTCGTGGTGATGGATCAAATACTCTTAACTCAGTAATGTCAACAGGAAAATCTTTAACAATTGCATTCTTGGTTACAAATGGTGGTACAGCATATTATCAGTCTGCACTAACAATTGATGGAGTTTCAATTACTCCTAAGTGGCAAAATGGAGCAGCCCCTTCTTCAGGAAATATAAATAGTATTGATATTTATTCAATCACAGTAATAAAGACAGGAAGCGCTACCTATACCGCTCTTGCGTCGCAGACTAAGTTCGCATAGGGGGAGTAAGTGTCACCATTTCTAGGCACTCGTGGAGCAGGATCTAATAGAGCATTTGGTTATGCAGGTGCAGCAGCACCAGCACAAGTAACTGGATTAACTGCTACAGATTTTGGAACATCACGTGCTTATAATAATGGAAGAATTGATTTATCTTGGACTGCACCTTCAAATAATGGTGCAACAATTTCGGGGTATTTAATTCAAAGATCTACAGATGGATCTTCTTATTCAACACTAGTAGCAAATACAGGTTCTTCTTCCACAACGTATTCAGATACAAGTCTTTTAAGTAATCAAATTTACTACTATAAGGTTTCTGCTATTAATGCTGCTGGAACTGGTTTAGCATCTACTGCTGCAAATGCAACCTCTACAACTGTTCCACAAACACCAACAATATCATCTGCTACAAGAAGCAGCGATACAGTAGTCTCTATTCAGTGGACTGGTGCAACTGGTGGAAAATCTATAACATCGGTTTCTATTTCTTCAAGTCCTTCAGTATCGATAAGTGCATCTGGAACATCTTCACCATCAACTGCAACAGCAACATATGCACAAGGAACAGCCTATACATTTACAATTACTTTAACTAATGCTAATGGATCATCTTCTGCTTCTGCAGCATCTTCTTCTGTAACACCAAGACCATTTCCTTCAGTATCTGGAGGAACACTTGCATCAGATTCAACATATTATTACAGAACATTTACAAGTAGTGGAAATTTAACAATTAGTAATGCTCCACTTACTGTAGATGTACTTAAGGTAGCAGGTGGCGGTGGCGGTGGAGGTTGGGGAGGTAAAGGTGGCGGTGGCGGTGCTGGTGGTGCCTTAAGTCAAACTATTACTAATGCTGCTGCTGCAACATACACCATTACTATAGGTGGTGGCGGTGGCGCTGGAGGATTATTTACAAAAGGTGCCAATGGAGGAAATTCTACAACAAACCTTAATGGTGATACCGCAGCAATAGGTGGCGGTGGCGGTGGTGGACAAAATCCAAATGGACAACCAGATATTGCTAATGGTAGCGCTGGAGGATCTGGTGGTGGTGGAGGAGCACCAAACACTGGTTCTGGAGGTGCTGGAACTGCTGGACAAGGTTTTGCTGGAGCAAATGCTGCTGGTGGAGATAATGCTGGTGGTGGTGGAGGTGCTGGTGGTGCTGCATCAAATGGAAGCAGAGCAGGTGCAAATGGATCAACTGCATTTAGTTCTTGGGGATCTGCAACTGGAACTGGTCAAAACTCTGGAGGAACATACTACTATGCTGGTGGTGGAAGCGGTGGAGGACAATATAACGTACAGGCTGGTGGCTTAGGTGGTGGAGGAACAAGCGGAAGGGCAAATCCTCCTACAAATGGAATTGCAGGAACAGCAAATACTGGTGGTGGTGGCGGTGGAGCAGGATTTGGTGGTGCTCCAGGAGCAGGCGGCGGTTCTGGTATAGTAATTGTTCGTTATACAAAAGCAAGTGTAGGTGGATAATGGCACATTTTGCAAGAATTGATGAAAATAATAAAGTAGTTAATGTTTTAGTAACAGACAATAACGATCCAGCAGGAGACGAAGGTTATTCTTGGCTAATTCAAAATTTGGGTGGTACGTGGGTTAAAACATCTTATAATGCACTTAAAGGAAAACGTATAAATCCTGAAACTGGAGAAATAACAGAAGAGCCAGGGTTTAGAAAAAATTATGCCTGTACTGGAATGATTTATGATGAAGTTCGTGATGCATTTTATTATGAGCAACCATATCCATCTTGGACATTAAATGAGGATACATGTGAATGGGAGCCACCAACTGAATATCCTTCAGATGGACAAGATTATAGTTGGAATGAAGAAAATCAAGAGTGGCTAGTAAGATCAGAGGTATATTAGATATTTTTATATCTGATATAATAAACCAGAGGAGTAATAATGGCAACTATTAATACATCAGATCCAAAACCAGGGTTTGTATACGACACAGATACTGATACATGGTATCCATTACAGGGAATTGCTACAACTACCCTGGACGCTTTGAGCGATGTTGTTATTACATCTCCTGTTACAAATCAAGCACTTGTTTATGATGGTACAAATTGGATTAATGCTACTGAGTCTGGTGATATTACAGCAGTAACTTCTGGAACTGGTATTTCTGTTACAAATAGTACAGGTCCTATTCCTACCGTTGCCGTTGACACGGCGGTAGTTGCAACAACAAACAACACTCTTACTATGACTGGTAAGACTCTTACACAAGCAATTTTAGTTGCACCAGAAGAGCGTTGGAATGTTGCAGCAGTTGCAGCAACTGGAACAGTTAATCTTGATGTAAATACTGCAGGTATTTGGTATTACACTTCATCTGCAACAGGAAACTGGACACTTAATGTTCGTGCAAGTTCTGGAGCATCTTTAGATTCAATTTTAGCAATAGGTGATTCAATTACTGTTGTATTTTTTGCAACACAAGGCTCACCTGCATATTATCAAACAGCATTTCAAATTGATGGAAATTCAGTAACACCTAAATGGCAGAATGGTGTTGCGCCATCTGCTGGTAATACAAACAGCATTGATATTTATTCTTATACAATTATTAAAACAGGTTCTGCTACATTTACCGCTTTTGGTTCACAAACCAAGTTTGCTTAAGGAGTCTAAATGCCTATCATTGGTGGACGACAGGTTGGCGTTAGAGGATTAGGATTCCAGGGTGCTGGAAAACCAAATGCTCCAACATCAGTTACTGCTACCGATGTAGGAACTAGTAGAGCATATAATAATGGTGCTGCTACAGTATCTTTTACACCAGGATCAGATAATGGTGCTCCAGTTTCAACTTATACAGTCACTTCATCACCAGGCGGGTATACAAATACAGGAGCCTCATCTCCAATTACTGTAACTGGTTTACAATCAAATACTTCTTATACATTTACTGTTACTGCTACAAATGCAGTAGGTACAAGTGATGCAGGAACTTCAAATAGTATTACTGCAACTACAGTACCACAAGCACCCACCATTGGAACAGCCACTGCTGGAGTTCAATCAGCCACTGTTGCCTATACAGCAAATGCAACTGGAGGAAAAGCAGTTTCTGTTTATACTGCAACTTCTTCTCCAGGATCAATTACAGGAACTGGCTCTTCCCCAATAACAGTGTCTGGCCTTACTGCTGGAACGTCTTATACATTTACAGTGACTGCTACAAATGCAAACGGTACATCAACAGCGTCTGCTGCATCAAATAGCATTACAGCAATTGCTCCATTCGTTGCAACTGGAGGAACAGAAGTAACATCTGGAGGATATAAATATCATAAGTTCACAGGAAATGGAACATTTGCAGTTTCTTCAGGAAGTAAAAATGTTGAAGTATTAGTAATTGCTGGTGGAGGAGGCGGTGCAGGAAGGCCTGCTGGTGGTGGAGGTGGCGCAGGTGGAGTTGTTTATCATTCATCATATGCAACTTCAACTGGTAATTATGCAGTTGTAGTGGGTGCTGGTGGAACAGGAAGAACTAGTGAAGGTACACAAGGGGTTAATGGAAACAACTCAACATTTGGTGGAACAATAACAGCAAATGGCGGAGGTGGTGGAGGTGCTGCATCCTACACAACTTCTGGCAGTACACCACCATCAACATGTGATGGCTTAACTGGAGGATCTGGTGGAGGCTTTAGCCATTCTTATCAGGTCAATGGTTCACAAAGAAATCCTGGCGGTACACCAACAAACTTTAATCAAGGAAACTCTGGTGGAGGAACTGGATACGGAACACGTGGTGGAGTTTCTGCAAAAGCCTATGGTGCTTATAACGTAAGTTCAGTTTCTGGTGGTGGCGGAGGTGGAGCAGGCGGAGCAGGCGGAGATAGATATTCTGCATCATTACGTACAACTGGTGGACCTGGTGGAGTAGGATTATCAACATGGTCAACATGGGGTGCTGCAACTACATCTGGACAAAATGTCTCTGGAACATATTGGTTTGCAGGAGGAGGCGCTGGAACCTGTGCACAAGGTCCTGGTAGTGCTGGTGGAAATGGTGGTGGAGGAACAAGCGGTGGTGCTTACGGAACTGTAAATACTGCAGGAACAGCAAATACTGGTGGCGGTGGCGGAGCATGGAGAAGTAATGGTGTTCAACCAGATGGTGGAAGTGGAATTGTTTTAGTGAGGTATACAGTTTAATGGCACATTGGGCAGAAATTGATGAAAATAGTATTGTAGTTCGTGTAACTGTTGGAGATAACAACGATCCAGCAGGAGACGAGGGTTATTCTTGGCTTCTTGAAAATCTTGGCGGTACATGGGTAAAGACTTCTTATAATACACATGGTGGAGTTCATAATAATGGTGGAATACCACTTCGTAAAAATTTTGCAGGTATAGGATATTTATATGACCCAATACGTGATGCATTTATTTCTCCAAAGCCTTTTGATTCTTGGACATTAAATGAAGAAACTTGTTTGTGGGAATCTCCTGTTCCATATCCAGAAGATGGAAAAGCCTATACTTGGAATGAAAACACAGTTAATTGGCACCCTATAGAAAGCGAGGTATAGCAGATATAATTCTGCTATAATAACACTATGCCAGCATCATTTGATAATAGCGGAAAACCCGCATACATGTATGACGAGGTAGGAGATACCTGGTATGCATTCGGAGCAAAAATTGACACAGCCTCAGCATATGAGTGGACTAATACTCAAACATATTTGAATGATGTTACATTTGATGATGCTGTAATTTTTAGAGATGGCTTTAATAACTTTTTAAATCCCGCCGCAAGAGACGCAGCGATCACATCACCAGTACAAGGAACAATTATTTTTGTTCGCCAAGATGCTGGTGGAAATACAATTAATCAAATTCAATACTACAGTGGTTCTGCTTGGACTGCTAACGATGGAGATATTTCTCAAGTTTCTGCAGGCACAGGTCTAACAGGTGGCGGTACAGCAGGAAATGTAACTCTATCTGTAGACACAACAGTAGTAGCAACAACAAATAATAGTTTGACAATGACTAATAAGACATTGACTGCTCCTACAATTTCTGGTGCTACAATTTCTGGAACATTTACATCTACCGCTACAATTTCAGGCGGTACACTATCAGGACCAACAGTTTCATCACTCTATCTATCTGACTCAAGTATTATATTTGAAGGATCTGGTGGAGATGATGCATATGAAACAACACTTACAGTAACAAATCCTACAGCAGACCGTACAATCACTTTGCCAAATGTAGACGGTACTGTAATAACAACAGGAAATCTTTCATCTATTACTTCAACTGGAACACTTACTTCATTAACAGTATCTGGAGATATAACATTATCTGGAACAAATGGAGTAGGAAGTATTCAAGATGAATTAACCCTTATTTTAATGGGGGCATTGTAAAAATGCTATATAATAACACTATCGGAGGTAGTAACTAATGGCTACAACAACTAAGGCACTTGCTCGTGGAGCATTTGGTACAGGATCGGCAACACTTTATACCGTTCCAGCGTCAACAACGACGGTAGTATCAAATATTGCTATCACAAATACATCATCATCTTCAAGAACTTTTACACTAGGTCTTGCAGGTACATCACTTCATACAACTACATCAATTTCCGCAAATTCGACGGTATACATTGATCTAAAGCAAGTACTTACTGCTACACAAACCATTACAGGACTTGCCTCTGCTACAGATGTAAATTATCATATTTCTGGCGTAGAAATTTCATAAGGAGGCAATTAAATGGGTATTCAAGTTTTTCCTGCTGCAGGCGGAGGGGTTGTTCTTAAAACACAAACATTTACATCAAGTGGAACTTTTACACTACCTTCAGGTTATGGTGCAAGCAATCCTCTTATTGTTGATTTAGAAATTTGCGGAGGCGGAGGCGGAGGCGGTTCTGGTGGAGCCTCAAGCACATTTCAAAGTGGTGGCGGAGGTGGTGGAGGATCTGGAGTTGTTGCTCTTTATAAGGGAGTGTCTTTAACTTCAAACGCTACTATAACAATTGGCGCAGGTGGTGCAGGTGGTGCAGCAGTTGCTCCAGATAGTATTGGAAATAATGGAAGTAGTGGAGGAGCATCTAACGTTAACTCTACATTCTATGCACCAGGTGGCGGTGGTGGAAGTCTTGGAAGACATGCTAACAATACAGGCACTATGTATGGACGACCAGTTGCTGCATATGGATTCTACATTACTGGTGGATATCAAAGTGGTGGATATGATGGCGCTGGTGGTGCTGGTGGATCTGGAGGCTCTGCTGGTTACCAAATTGAAACATCAAATCCTACTGCAAACTATGAATATAGAGGTGGAAGTAAAGGATGGCCTGGACTTTATTATACAATACCATCTAATACTAGCAATTCCGTTTCACCCCTATTATCAACAGTAAATGGCCAAGGTCTTGGAATTGCAACAATTGGATCAAATACTGGAGCAGCAAGCGCACCTTGGGTATCAACAGCATATTCAGAAATATTAATGTTGCAGCGTGGTGGCGGAGGTGGTGGAGGAGAGGGCTATACCAATCCATCATATGGTCTTGGTGGAAATGCTGGAACTATTAATGAAGGTGGTCTTAATGGTGTTAGTGGAGTTTCTTCTGGAACTATAACTGGAGGAACCGCAACAGATCCAGGCTGTGGTGGCGGAGGTGGCGGAGCAAGACGAGGTGCTGGAAATGCTGGCGCTGGTGGAGCAGGAGCCTCTGGGTATGTTAAAGTTACTTATTGGGCATAAGGAGTAAAAATGCGTTGGGCAATATTAAAGCAAGATGGAATAGTTGTAGAAAATATTATAGAGGCTGAACAAGATTTTATAGATCAACACTATCCTAGTGCTGTTTTATTAAATGAGAATCAAAACTGTATGACAGGTTCTATATATGAAGGTGGAGTTTTTATTGATCCACCATCATTTATTGAGGAATTAGTAAATGAACAAGAAGTTATTGAATAATTAAATAAAAAAAATAACCCCCAGACCTTGAAGCCTGGGGGTATTTTTATGCCCTAAAATTATTGATTAGGGAATTTATTTAGCCATTTGTTTATAGCACCTTTATTATAAGATGACCATGAACTCCAATCAGTACCGCCTTTTGTCATATGATAGACAATTTCAGCGTTTGTAACTGGGCTAAATAACTCAGCATTTAAATCAAGATCAAACTTATCTCGTCTGTCTGGACCCAATGTGCCAAGCATATTAATCTGAAAGATTCCATATGAGGAGTCTCCAGTCTTGGTGTTTCCGTTAAATGCAAACGGGCGACCATTAGATTCAGCCTTAGCAACCGCCCAAGCGGTTCTTAAAGCCTTTCCTTTGAACCCTA